CGGATGCAAGCACAGACCAAGACACAGGCACTCGTATCAATCGCATTCTTTCAGAGCTTTCATGGCCTAACTCAATGCGTAACATCGACACAGGTGACACGATCTGTTCAGCCGATTCTGGTCAATCCCGTGTGGCTTTAGCCGCTATTCGATCTGCTGAATTTAGCGAGCTGGGTGCGTTCTACATGAGCCCAGATGGCAATGCAGTATTCAAGAGCCGATCTAGCACTATTGAAACCCTTGACGATACGCCTACAGTCTTTAATCAAACAGGCGGTATTCCTTACGCTAACATCAAGTTTGCCTTTGATGACAAGCTGATAATCAATCAAGCCAACATCCAACGCTATGGAAGCAGCAATGTGCAAAGCCATACAGATGCAGCCAGCGTGGATACCTACTTCCTACACAGCACTAGCGCACAAAACCTGCCTATCGCCACAGACGAGGAAGCCATGAATCTGGCTACTACCTATGTAAACAGTCGCAAGGACACCACGATCCGCATCGACTCCATGACCCTTGACCTATCTACTCCAGACTATGCAGCAGGGGTTACAGCAGCTCTTAGTCTTGACTACTTTAGCAATGTCACAATCTCTAACATTCAGCCAAATGGCGATACAATTACTAAGACCATACAGGTTCAGGGTGTAGCCCACGACATCCAGCCTAATAAATGGTTTACGACTTTCACCACGATGGAGCCAATAACCGATGGTTTCATCATTGGCAACTCAGAGTTCGGTATACTAGGCGTATCTCGTCTAGCATGGTAAAGGAGAAATAAATGGCAACAGGATTTCCAGCAGCAACAGGAGATGTCTTATCAGCGGCTATGTTTAATGGCTTGGTGGCCTTTACTCTCAATAGCCAATCAGGTGCAACATACACACTAGCTGCTACAGATCAGTATCAGGTATTGATACTTACTAGTAATGCATCAACAAAAACTGTAAGCATCCCAACCGATGCAACTTACAATTTTCCAGTAGGAACAGCAATTACTGTCTTAAACACCGGTGCCGGCTTATTGACTATCAATGCCGTTACATCTGGCACAACGACTGTAACAAGTGCCGGAGCGACTTCTGCTGCACCAACAGTTGCACAGCACAAAACAGCAGTAGCGATCAAAACAGCTGCAAATGCATGGACAGTTGTGGGAGCCGTTGCATAATGATTACCAATGTTTTAGCAGGGCAAATGGGTGCGCCATTACCTGTAGTCGTTGATCTTAGCTGTTTAGTAGTCGCAGGCGGCGGTGGCGGAGCAGGCGGAAACGGCGGTGGCGGCGGTGGCGGAGCAGGTGGTTTCAGAACGCAAACTTCAACACTTGACATAAGCACTTTGTACACAGTAACAGTTGGAGCAGGTGGAGCTGCTGGTACTGCTCGCGCTTATGGCACATCTGGCAATAATTCAATTTTCAATACTTTGACATCAACAGGTGGCGGCGGCGGCGGTTATTTTAGAGCTGGTACCGATGGCGGTGGTCTAAATGGTATTTCAGGTGGTTCAGGCGGCGGCGGTGGTTCATCCACCGGTAGTGGGCCGGTAGGAAGCGGTGGTGCAGCATCTCCATCGGGACAAGGAAATGCAGGCGGTAGTGGTTTTATAGCAGGTTCATCGTACGGCGGTGGTGGTGGTGGCGGAGCTGGGGCTGGCGGTGACAATGCGACAAACAGTAATGGCGGCAATGGTGGTAATGGATCTGCCAATAGTCTTACGGGCTCATCTATTACTTATGCTGGCGGTGGTGGCGGCGGAGCCTTTAACACAGCTGGTACAGGTGGTTCAGGCGGCGGCGGTGCTGGTGGTGTTGCTGTTGGTTCAGCAGTTGCTGGAACTTCTAATAGAGGCGGCGGTGGCGGAGCAGGTGGAAACGATGGCTCTGGCGCTGCAGGTGGTTCAGGCGTAGTTGTTCTTCGTTATCCGATTGCTAGAACAATTACGATAGGTGCTGGATTGGCTGGTTCAACAGCAACAGATGGCTCATTTAAGGTCACGACATTAACATCTGGCACAGGAAATGTGAGTTGGACATAATGGCGCATTACGCATTTTTAGATGAAAATAACATTGTCACAGAGGTAATTGCTGGCATTGATGAAACTGAGTCAATCGAAGGATTAGATACAGAGACTTGGTACGGCAATTTTAGAGGACAAGTCTGCAAGCGTACTTCCTACCATGGAAACATTCGCAAGAATTATGCTGGCATAGGTTTTACTTATGATGCAGTCAGAGATGCTTTTATTGCTCCAGAGCCAGAAGATGCTATTGGTTTTGATGAGGAAACCTGCCAATGGATAATGCCGCCTTATGAAGCCGCGCCTGAGTAAAGCGGCCATCCAATTACGCGAGCAGATCGATGATTCATTCCCAGATCGTGACCGCGCATCGGATGGTTGGATCGGTGATACCCGACACGCTGCTCGCAAGTCTGATCATAATCCAGATGCACAGGGCTGGGTTCGCGCCATTGACGTGGACAAAGATTTATTTAAGGGCGGAAAGCCAGACATCATGGGCGATCTTGCAGATCAGCTTCGTACCTTATCCAAGGGAAAAACAGACAAGCGTATTAGTTACATCATTTACGATGGACGAATCTGCTCCAAAATCCTTAACTGGAAGTGGCGCAAGTACACAGGGGCTAACAAACACACTAAGCACATGCATGTTAGTTTTAAGAAAGAAGCTGACAATGATGTGGCTTTTTTTCAAGTATCTATGTTAGGTGGAGAATAATGAAGAACATGAAGAATCCTGTAATCCTTGCTGCCGGAGCATTCTTAGCTGCATGGGCATCAAGCAACTTTGACCTTGACTACCGCGCAATCCTCTGGGCTGTGCTATCAGGTGTATTCGGATACGCGAGCCCTAAAAAGTGACACAGGCAGATTTCTTTCAGCTCTACATCGCCACGCTAGTAACACTCGGTGGCTTGTCCGGCTTTGTCATTACTCATTTACTAGCAGAGATTAAGCGACTCCATGCGCGTGTCGATGAGATCTATAACATACTTCTAGAGCGATAATTTAATCATGGCAAGAAAAAAGGTAATTGATCTAGATACTTACAGCGCACTTGATGCTTGGGCTATCAGCTTGCAAGAAATGTATCGGGCATTACGCAGGGCAGGCTTTGATGTTGATTTAGCCTTGGCAATTATTGTTGAGCCTATGTCCTATCCGCGCTGGATCTTGCCAGACCCAGTCGAGCCAGACAGATTTGGCGATTACGAAGATGAGGATGACGATTAAGCGAATTGTCGTAGTCTCGGACTTACAAGTCCCATACCATGACAGGGTTGCAACCCGTAACCTTGCTAGTTTCATTACAAAGTTTAAGCCAGACCAAGTAGTAACTATTGGCGATGAGATCGATCTTCCCCAGATAAGCAAGTGGGAAGAAGGGCGCATGGGCAGTTATGCCCAGACCCTAGATGATGACCGTAATGAAGCTGTGCAGCTATTATGGGAGTTAGGCGTTACAGATTGCATCCGCAGCAATCACACAGATCGCCTGTATAACATCATCATGGCTAAAGTGCCAGCGTTCGGGGCTTTGCCTGAGCTGCGCTTTGAGAAGTTTATGCGCTTTGATGAGCTAGGCATTACCTTCCATAAGAATCCTATGGCTATTGCACCTAACTGGATTGCAGTTCATGGAGACCACACACCAATCAAGCCACAGGGCGGTTTATCAGCTCTAGAAGCGGCTCGTAGGCACGGAAAGAATGTCATCTCAGGTCATACCCACAGAGCAGGGCGTTCGGCCTTCTCAGAGGCTTCTGGGGGTCGTATAGGGCGTGTCCTACATGGTGTTGAGGTAGGCAATCTTATGGATTTCAAGCAAGCTGCTTACACCAAGGGCGTGGCTAACTGGCAACAGGCATTCGCCATTATCTATGTGAACAAGTCTAAGGTGCAGGTTGATCTAATCAACATTGAAAAGGACGGCACATTCATTGTGGCTGGAAAGTCCTACGGCCGACCAAGATAATCGTTATCATTTCGTTATCTAAATGTGCTTGATTAGTCGGACAGTTATGTCACACTAATTCAGTAAGCATCCAAGGGCGTTGCTTGCAGTTAGGTAGAGAAATGGCAAACACAAACAAGCTGCTTCTTATCTGCATCATTGGCATGATTATAGGTTTTATCATAGTCATCATTGATGTTCAGAAAACAGCTTATAAAAAGGGCGTACGCGATGGATATCACCGAGGTCGCAGCATCAAGGGGCAGGAATGAAAGCCAATGAAATCCTTCTCACAGCCACAGACACGATCCGTGACCGTGGGCTATCATACGGTCATCCTGCGGATAACCTGCAACACACAGCAATGCTGCTCTCAGCATACTTACAAACACCAATACACGACTATCAGGTGGCAGGGATCATGGTCTTGGTTAAACTTGCAAGGACTAATCAATCAGCACAACACATCGACAACTGGGTGGATCTTTGCTCATACGGCGCATTAGCCGGACAACTCGCAACTGAGGAGAATGATTTATATGTTTAATTTAGCCGATTACGAGCCAGTAGAGGTGAGACTTGAAAAGTTTATTAAGGACTATCCTGATTTTCGTATTGCAACTGAGTTGGAAGTTGTCGAGGCATCTCGATATATTGTTAAAGCTTATCTGTTTAAGACTGCTGGAGACTCTATCGCGTGGGCAACTGGGTACGCTGAGGAAACAGTTAGTCAGCGAGGTGTTAATCAGACTAGTGCGCTGGAGAATTGCGAGACTTCGGCGATCGGCAGAGCACTTGCAAATGCAGGTTATGCGCCTAAAGGAAAAAGACCAAGCCGAGAAGAAATGAGCAAGGTAGTAGCTGCTAAGCCAGTTAAGCCACCGGTTCAAGAAGTCAAGGCAGATGATCAGGATTACTGGACTACTCCGGTGAATGAATATAACAAGGTAGTCGATGCGCCTGTCACACTTGACAAAGCAATGGAAACAGTTACGGCAATTATGGGCACACCAGAAGCAGTAGAAGCTCCATCATGCGAGCATGGACACATGCAATGGCGTGAAGGTGAGAAGAATGGCAAAGCATGGGGTGGGTACTTCTGCAATAGTGCAGTATCTACAGCTCATCGATGCCCTACCAGGTGGTACAACCTTGGATCGGACGGAAAATTCGCACCACAGAAGGCGAGAGTGTAATGGGCAACATCGGAATTAAGATCAATGGCGAGTGGGTCGATTTGATGTCAGCCTTCGTGCCATGTCAGTTATGTAATGAGCCAGTTCAGATTCGCGATTTAGAAGATATATCATCTGACTCAGTCAATGGCGTTGTCACATGGCAATGCGGCAAATGTAAGGCCGTCAATGGATGAGAAAGAGCAGCTTTTAATCTTCCTAGTTTTGTGCCTATTCATGGGTGCACTAGCTATGGGATTTATGGCTGGCTATCACAATGGCTAGTCAAGCAAGAAAATATAGAGGCTTCGCTACAGAACGTGTTGTCGCACAGTACCTATCGACTGTGTGGGCTAATGCTAATGTGGGAAGGGGCAAGGGCAAGGATATAACTGGAGTCCCATTTGACTGCGAAGTCAAGGCACGCAAAGGTTTTAATCCATTAGCAACGATCCGACAATATCAAGCACGAGCAGCCATTTCGGGGGAATTAGGGTTTGCTGTATTGAGATTGAACGGACAAGGGACGAATGCAGAGGACTATGCCTGCATCATCCGGCTCGGTGACTTGCTGCCCTTGCTTGTATTAAAGTACGGTCATCTCGATACCGAACCCACAGAGGCAGACATTGACCGCTGCGAAGCTTGTGGGTCTTACATGATAAGGAAGTGTTTAACATGCCATCCTACGACTATCGATGTTCTCAATGTAATCTCACGAATGAGATCACCCATGGATGGCACGATCGACCAATGATCCCATGTACTTATTGCAATGAGCCGATGACTAAGGTTATAGCTGCTGCACCGACTCACTTTAAGGGCAAGGGCTTCTATTCAACGGATAAATAGTTATCCACAGAAGTTATCCACAGGGGTTAATCATGAAACGAAACACCGTTCTGAGCAGGACTTTTACAAATAGATTTGACAACGATGGTACGCTAACGGCGCAGAGCCTCTCAAAGGCTCACCGCGAGCCCCTTAGGGGCGTTGCTCGCGGGGTGCTAGTAGCTATTGGGATAGCTCTATGCATCATGCCTGATGCAGGTGGATCTAAACCAATGCAATATGTAAGCTATAAAGAATATGCATTACATCTATTACATTATGACTATAAGCAATATGCATGTCTATCTAAGTTATATGGTAAAGAATCAGCATGGAATCCTAAAGCTCGTAATGGCTCACACTATGGAATACCACAAGGTAAAAGTGAGTGGCTAAGAGATCAGGATGGATATACTCAGGTACGATGGGGCTTGTCATATATAGAGCACAGATATTCCACACCATGTAAAGCTTATGATCATTGGAAGGTTAAGAATTGGCATTAGATTTAGAAGCTACTATTCAATGTAGTAGATGTAGTAGTGAGACTCCAGAGTCAGAGCTAATAGAAGTCTATGCATGGTGGGTATGTGGTAACTGTTATGATGAGATCTAATGGCTATTGATAAGTTAAACAGCAGGCGATACCGAGAGCAACGCGAACGGGTGTTCATGCGTGATGGTAGAGCTTGTCAGTTGTGTGGTACAGATGAGGGTGAGATGCACATCGATCACATCATTCCACGCAAAGCCGGTGGCGATCATTCCCTAGATAATCTCAGAGTGTTGTGTAAGTCATGCAACCTACGCAAGGGTGCGCTTAACGAGGGGGTTTTTTTAGCCAAGACGGCTACCCCCCCTGTCTTTCTCGACTATATCTCCCCGACACAGTCCGAACCGATGCTGGACAGTCCTTTTA